AGCGCGCTCGCGTCTCACGCTCAACCTACCTCCGCTGAGGAACCCCATGGCCGAAAAAAAAGAATACACCCGCAAACCAAACGGCATGGCCGAAGACCTCGGCGGCGTCATCGGCTTCAGCAACACCCTGTTGCTGTGCGGCACGCGCGGCGGCCAGACGCTTTACGTCCCGAACCAGCCGACGCCAGGCCATCTGCTCGCCACCCTGCTCGGCGAAACCGCCTTCCGCAAGATGGTCGAAGAGTGGGGCGGCGAAACCATCACCGTCCCGGCGCTCGCCGACTTCGGCCGCTACCAGCGCATCCGCAAGGGCGCCCGCCTGCTCGCCGAAGGCCGCTCGCTGCACACCGTCGCCCTGCTCACCGGCGTCACCTACAACCAGGCCAAGAACGACCGCCGCGCCGCCGAGCTGCTCGGCATCCTCCCCGCCGTGCTGACCGGCGACCGGACGATCAAGAGCGACGCGCAGGTGATCGCGCAACTTGGATTTGAGGGGTTTTGAGATGGCGGCAATTTCATGTTTTGACAACAACACGACCCCTTGTCCGAAATGCCACTCGATTGAATGGATTATCGGAGAAATGGTTGATAGCGGTGGCATGACGCGATACCCGTTCGTATGCCGATTGTGCGGCACCTACGTCACGAGCTTTGCGAAAAAGCGTGTTGCGCTCAGTGTTCAATATAAGCGCCCGTTCATAAAATCGAATGCAAAAGAAAAGTGCGTTGTATGCGGAAGCCTTGGCGCGCAACTCCACCATTGGGCCCCATATCATCTATTTGCCGATGAATCATCGATTTGGCCACAAAGCTACCTATGTCAGAAGTGCCATTCGCGCTGGCACAAGGTAACCGGCGTATAGCGTTACTGAAATCCGCTCACAGGCCGACCCCGCCCCATAAACGCACCATCCCGTAACCAATCAGAGGTTACGGATGGCTATTCTACAAACCGACATCGATGCGCTGACCGAGGCGCTGGCGACCGGCGAGCGCATGGTCCGCAAGGGCGACAAGACGGTCGAGTATCGCTCCGTCGACGAGCTGCTCGCCGCGCGCAATGCCCTGCAGGCGCAGTTCGACGCCGAGCAGGCCGTCGCCGGCACGGTGCCGCCGCGGCCCCGGCAGACCCGCCTCTATCACGGCGGCCGGGGCTACTGATGGCGACCAAGCGCACCCGCAAGCCGGCCGCCATCGCTTCTCCGGTCGCCGGCCCTGTCGCCCTGGCCGGAAGCCACGATGCCGCCGGTACCGGCCGCCGCATGCGCGGCTGGATGCCGTCTTCAAGCGGCCCGAACCGCGTCAATCACGGCGCTGCCACCATCCGCAACCGCGCCCGCGATGCCGCCCGCAACGACTGGGCCGGCAAGGCCATCCCGTCGCGCTGGGCCGCCAACCTGGTCGGCACCGGCATCATCGCCCGCCCCAAGACCAAGGACGCCGAACTCAAGGCCATGCTGGTCGCCCTGTGGGATGACTGGCTGGAAGTCTGCGACGCCGACGGTGTGCTCGACGGCTACGGCCAGCAGAACCTGATCGCCCGTAACTGGATCGAGGCCGGCGAAGTCTTCGTCCGCCTGCGCCCGCGCCTGCCGGCCGACGGCCTGCCGGTGCCGTTGCAGATCCAGCTGCTCGAAGCCGACATGGTGCCGGCGGTCGATACCACCGCGCCGAACGGCAACCCCATCGTCCAGGGTATCGAGTTCAACGGCCTGGGCCAGCGCGTCGCCTACTGGATGCTGCGCAACCACCCGGGCGACGGCATCGGCGATACCGCAACCACCGTCCGCGTCCCCGCCGAATTCGTGCTTCACATCTATGAGCCGACCCGCCCCGGCCAGCTGCGCGGCGTCTCCGACCTGGCGCCCATCCTCGCCCGCCTGCGCGGCGTCGGCGATTTCGACGATGCGGTGCTCGAGCGGCAGAAGATCGCCAACCTGTTCACCGCCTTCCTCGAAAAATCCCCGTCGACCGGCGATGCCGCGCTCGATCCCGTCACCGGCCAGCCGGTCAAGCTCGACACCGACGGCACGCCGATGGCCGCGATGGAGCCCGGCACCGTGCAGGAACTGCTGCCCGGCGAGTCGATCAAGTTCGGCGATCCGCCCGACGCCGGCACCGGCTACACCGATTTCACCCGACAGCAGTACCAGGGCGTCGCCGCCGGCACCGGGCTGCCCTACGAACTGCTGACCGGCGACCTGCGCGACGTGTCCGACCGCGCCCTGCGCGTCATCCTCAACGAATTCCGCCGCCACTGCCAGCAGCGCCAGTGGCACATCCTGATTCCGCAGTTTTGCCGCAAGGTGCGCAACGCCTGGGCAGACGCCGCCGTGCTGGCCGGTGCCCTGAGCGGCGCCGAGGGCCGCGAAGCCAAGCGCGTCACCTGGGTGCCGCAGGGCTGGGCCTACATCCACCCGACGCAGGACGCACAGGCGCAGCAGATGCTCGTCGAATCCGGATTCACCAGCCGCACCCGGATCATCACCGAACGCGGCGACGACCCGGAAGAAATCGACCTGGAACGCGCCGAGGACGACCTCCGCGAAGACGCCCTCGGCCTCGGCAGCGACAACGAACCCGCCGCGCCGTCCGAAGACGACCCGCTCGTCGTCGCCTTTCTCGAAGGCCAGCGCAGCCTCGGCCAGTCGCTCGCCGCGCTCGCCACCCGCGAGCAGCCGGCGCCGCAGCTCACCGTGCACCTGCCCGGCCCCGGCAAGCCGACCATGAAGGTCGGCCGCCGCCTCGCCGACGGCACGGTCGAGATCCGCGAAGTCGAGGTCGAACCGGAAGCCGGCGATGCAGCTTGACGACTGGGCCGCCAATACCCTGGCCAACGTCATGGCCGACCTGCTGGCCGGCGGCCGCGTCGAGGTGTTCGATGGCGCCGGGGTGCTGCTCGCCGCCTGCGCCTTCGCCGCCCCGCCGTTCTCCCTGGCCAAAGACGGCGCCATCGCCGCGCACCCGTTCCCGCCTGCCATCGCCGAAAACGACGGCGCCCCGGCCACCTTCATTGCGCGCGACGCCGCCGGCCTGCAGGTGCTCGCCGGCAGCGCCGGCTACCGCGATGCAGACCCGCCGCCCGAAATGAAATTCAAGACCCGCCTGATCGTCAAGGATGCCGACGTGCTGGTCGAGTCGTTCGTGTTTTCCCTCGCCCTGACCGGCGAGGCGCTCCCGTAAATCTTAAACAAAGGAACAGATCATGGCCCTCCAATATTCGGTTGCCGTCAATAACGCCCGCCTCGACCAGATCGAGGCCACCGCCGGCGCCACCGCCAAGCTCTACATCTTCTCCGGTTCGGCCCCGGCCAACTGCGCCGCCGCCGATTCAGGCACCCTGCTCGCCACGCTGACCCTGCCATCCGACTGGATGGGCGCGGCCGCCGCCGGCGTCAAGGCGCTGGCAGGATCATGGACGGGCACCGCCTCGGCTGGCGCAGCGGTCACGCCGACCCATTTCCGGATCAAGGACAACGCCGGCACCACCGTCCACATCCAGGGAACCGCCGGCATCGGCTCCGGCGACCTGCAGGTCAACGGCACCATCACCAGCGGCCAGACGATCACCGTCACCTCCTTCAGCATCACCGCCGCGAATACCTGATCATGACCCCCGCCCAAGCCTCCACCCTCAAAGCCCTGGCCCTCGCCAACCAGACCGCCGTCGACATCATCGCAGCCGGTAACGACGTGGCGCTGGCAGAGTGGTTCAACCAGCCGACGACCACCTACGTCTGGAAGAACTACACGCCAGCCGACGACGTGTTCGACGCGATCACCTGGGCCAACCTGACCCCGCTCGATACGCCGGATGGGTCTGCGACCTACACCAATCGCGCTTTGCTCTGTCAGGCCAAGCAGATCAACCTGCAGATCATGCTGCAAGGCAAGGAGCGGATCGCAACCAGCAAGGCAAGCATCCGTAATGGATTGTCCGATGCGCTGCTCAACGTGCCGAGCGCGGCAGGCGGCGCTCCGCAGTCCGCTGGGTGGGCGGCAGTCAAGGCGGCGATTTCGCGTTTTGCTACCCGTGCCGAAGAAAGCATGGCAACCGG